ATGGCTCTAGTGGAAGTGGTAAATCATCTATACTAAAACAATATGGTGAAGAGAAAGACTTAGTGTGGGATAACAACAGAACAATAGCCTCACATTTTGATTCAGTAGAGGATGCCATAGAAAGACTAGGTGCAGTTGGATTAAACACAGTTCCCACTTGGGCAAAGCCTAGACACGTTTTATCTAATGGAGAAGGCTTTAGATGCGATCTAGCTAGAAGATTAGGTAATAACATTGTCATAGATGAGTTTACGTCAGTTGTTAATAGAGATGTAGCTAAGTCTTGCTCATTATCTTTATACAAATATGTTAAAAGAAAAGGATTAAAAAACATTGTATTGGCAACTTGCCACGATGACATTTTAGAGTGGCTACAACCCGACTGGGTTTTTAATACTGATGCAAAGAAATTTGCGTCAAGGGGGTTAGTTCGGCAACCCATTGAAATTAAAGTTATCGCAGGGAGCAGAGCATATTGGGAGTTTTTTAAAAAGCATCACTATCTAACAGAAGAGCTACCAAAGTCTGCACATTGTTATTTAGCTGTATGGAAAGATAAGATTATTGGATTTGCTTCTAGTATGTCTTTACCAGGATGGACACCACCACTTTATGAAGGTGACAAAAGATTAAAGTGGAGAGAAGCAAGAACAGTAGTCTTGCCTGATTTTCAAGGACTTGGCATAGGAACTAAATTGTCTGATGCAGTAGCTGATATAATGCTTGATAAAAAAGTAAGGTATTATTCTAAAACTTCTCATATAAGAATGGGCGAATATAGACAAAAGTCACCATTGTGGAGAGCTACAGTAAGCAACCTTAAAGATAGAAGTAGTGACACTCACGATCATTTAAAACGACTTATACCACTTGAAAGAGATAGAATCTGCTATTCCCATGAGTACATAGGGGAAAATAATAAATCATATGATCCTAAATATAATAGACCTGATGATAAACAGATAAGTTTATTTTAAATAAAATACGAATATCATAAAGGTTATTAAATATGAAAGTTATGGAAATTAAATATCAAGAAACTGAAGAATGGTTATTAAAAATTCACTATGCTAAAAGGATACCCTGCATAACTTATTCTTATGGGTTGTATGAAGATGGTATTTTGGAAGGTATAATTACTTATGGAACACCTGCATCTCCAGCTCTATGTAAGGGTATATGTGGAGAAGATTATAGAAAGTCAGTTTTAGAGTTAAATAGACTATGCTTATTAAACAATAAGAAAAATCAAGCATCTTTTCTAGTTGGTAATTCTTTAAAGCTATTACCTAAACCATCAATAGTAGTTTCATATGCTGATACATCAATGAACCATCATGGCTATATATACCAAGCTACTAACTTTTTATACACAGGCTTATCTGATAAACATAAAGAATGGCGAATGAATAAATCTAATTTACATTCTTTACAAGTTTGCAAACTATATTCAACAGAAGAAAGAAAATCAAATCCAGATAAATTTACGTTTCAAGAAAGACCTAGAAAGCATAGATATATTTATTTTATTGGTGATAAAAAACAAAAGAAATTATTGTTGAGTAATTTAAAATACAATATTGAGCCATATCCAAAAGGCGATAACATTAACTATAAAACAAATTACAATCCTAAAGTGCAACAAGTATTATTTTGATTTCTTTACGTTATCTATTATTTCAGATGCCATAGCACTTTCTGTATATACATAACCCATAGATTGTATATTGACTTTACCAACTTCATTGTCATCATACTCTTTTGCTCGTGGATCGTCTTCAAAAAACATTTCGTCTTCAGAAGGATCATTTTTCCCATCTATAGAACACATGATCTGCTATTATCTTTACCTTCTTCTTTTTATACGCCCAGTAAGGAGTGACATAAGTTGCATGATAATGCGTTGCTCCCCTTACTAAATTTAATCCATCAAAGAAACCTTCATACAATTTTTGAGATAAGTCTAGTGATTTATGCCATGACTGTAAATCTTTTGGTTTATCTGACTTTCCATCGCACCACCAACTAAAATGGCATCTGTTTTTTATTGGAGCATTATTGGAATAAGAACCTTGATAAACAACTCCACAAATAGTATTTGGAAATCTAACATCTTTCACCCTATTTAAAGTTACTAAGCCTACTGCTAATTTGCCCACTAGAGGCTGATTTCTTGCTTCATGGTATATATTGAGAGCAAGACAACCAACCTCATCTGCATGAGCTCTAAAATTTAACATAGCCATTATTACGACTAATAACAAAAAGATAATTGAAAATAAATATTTCATAATAATCCCCCAAGATTATTCACCCATACTTTGCAATACAAATAATGCGTTTATATCTTTAAACTTATCATCAAACCAACCTTGATCAAACATTAAATCTTCTAAATGTTTTTGTGTTGATACCCACATAGCTTTTGTTTCTTTAGTTTCAGGAGCATCATTCATTAAACAATTCATTAAATTCTCTTTGTTATTTATAGCATTTCTTAATACTGAATCTATTTTCCAAGATAAATTGTCTATGTCCTTCTGTAAAAAATTATTCAATAAAAATGCTTTCCAATACAATTGGATTCGTATTTCTTTATAAACATCCCACTTGGTTAATTTCTTTTCCATTTCTTTTCTAAGTTTTGAAAGTTCATATGTCATTTCGTTATTTTCATCTTTGCTATTAAGTCTATAATAAACTTTTACTATTTTTTCTATTTTCATTAGTTTGCTCCCTTATCTAATTCTTTAAGCAATCTTGATAATATTATAACGCCACCTTTATTTTGGTAAACTTTAAGTAAAGCATTTTGATCATTTACAATATCTCCTAATGGGTAGTTTTCTAGTCTACCAATTTGGTTTACTACCCATTTTCTAACTTCTTTATTATCCATTAGTTTGCTCCCTATTTATTATTCATTAATGATGCTCTTTTTAACACTCTGCATCTTTCACTTTGTTTTAGTTCTGCAATTACATTTAAAACTTTAATGGCATAACTTCTCTCATTTTCAGCAGTAAAGGTTTTTGTTCTTGGCTTTTTTAATCCTAACTTTTTTAAAGTCTCTGGATTTAATTCGTCTATATTCATTTTATTCTCCTAATGCTCTATCAAAATAATCGTCAATCATTTCTTTTGCTTGCCACAATGTGTTAGTGCTATCAGATGGTGGTTGATTTGGTGGGCATACATTCCAATGTCTTGAACCATATCCCTCCATATTTACAACTTCCCAACCTCTGTAGTTATAACAGCCATTTGAAATTTTTTTTGCTTGGTAGATCATTTTTTCTCCTAATTTTGTTATTCATCTTTCCTTATAAACAGTATAACACAACCCTTTAAACATGTCAACTACTAAAATGGGTTAATAAAACATTTATTTAGGGTTGACTTATATATTCATATATGTTATAATGATGTTAAGGAAAGATAAACAATAAAATTAGGAGAAGAAAATGATTACTATTAATTTTACAGACCAAGAAATGATTGAATTATTATGTTTAATAGATTCTTCAAAAGAATTTAAAATGACTAAAGAGATAGATACTAATAATTATTCTAAAGAAGAATTACAAATGGCTGAAAAACATTTAATGCCATTGTTTACTAAACTTGGGATGTATAAAAAGCAATCATAACAAGAGGGGGATTAACTTCCCCCACTTTTACAAAGGATTAGAATGACAATGTTAAGTTTAATCAGAGGTTACAGTAGTGTGTTCCAACATATAGGAGATGCTTATAGTAAGAAGGATGAACAAAGGTTTTACTATGGCTATGAATTATGCATTAGAGCTAAGACAAACATAAAGCTATTGCATAAGTATTTATACAACAGACATAATTTTAATAGAAAAGATTGTGCAAGTTTGTTAATGTTGGCAAGACGCAAAATGCGTTCTAGGTTCAGAAGTGAGAGGAAGAACATTCCTCCAGTGTAACTCCCCTTGTACACCCTAGTGGAATAGCTAAAGCTGAAATAGGCTATTTCATTATTTGGCAATGCTTCTTAAACTATCCATGACACTATCAATAGATGGCTCTTTGCCATTTGGATCAAGAACACATTGGTATTTTCTGGGGCATCCATTTGCAATATCTGTGAAGTCTAATGTGAAAGTCTTTTGTGCTCCTTGATATATACAAGCTACCTTATCTTTATACACTTTACGTTTCTTTAATCTGCATGTGGTCATAGTAGGAAGGACAATAATTCCTTTTTGTATCTTTTGTTGTCGTGTGTAATCTTTACTTTTGTATTTGTAAACATCAGCATACGCCCTAAATGTAACTACAAAACCTATTATAACTACAGCTATAACACAGAAAATAATGCCTACAGTTTGTAATGTATCTATAAATTCTTTTTGTTGTTGCCTTGCTTCAACTCTTTGTAATCTGTTTGCTTCTTTTGCTTCAGAAATTCTATTAGCCCTTTCTGCAATTATTTCATCCCAAGTTGTTGGTCCGAATCTTAAATTGACTAATTGACGTAATTCGTTTCGTTGTTCTTCTAATAATTTCATATTAATAAAATCATTTGCAGAACTTTCAACAGAACCAAACTGTTGTGCAATAGACATTCCTTTGCCTTTTTTTTTGTTCATTTGGTCTGAACCAGTAAAGAAACCATCAATCTGTTTTGCTATGCCTGAAATATCGTTTATTGTTGAAATATTTTCTTTGATGAAGGAAACACTTTTCTGTACAAGAGCTATGCCAGTTAGAATTTCAACAAGCACCATGACATTTACCTATTCATTCGGACCAAATCTACGAATAAGATTACCACTTTCCTCATCAACTAAATTTCCACTATTTATTCTGATACTTAATATTTTATTTCTAGCTTCTGATGAAATACTATCTGCTAATGATTTAATTGCAGTTGTGTCAATTTCTTCTGTGCCCAT